TTATCTAAGACAAAAAAGAAAGTCATCTTTCCAGTAAGCGCCGGAAAATAATTCCTTGTATTCTTGCAGGCTGACATCTTTTTTTGGTATCTTTTCAATAAAAGTGAAATTTAAAAGAGTTCCGAATTTATCGCTCTCATTTATTTGTTTTAAATATTCTTCTGTATAAGTTCTTCTGCGAGCCAATATTCTTTGCAATGCTTTTGTCTCTCTATCAGCTTGAACATATACGTCTGATACCCAATCAGTTTTATGGTGATACTTGTTTACATAGACGTCAAAAACCTCATCTTTAAAAGTCACTTTCCATTTTTCGATAAATGGAAAGCTTTCGACCTCGATTGTTTTTTCGTTTTCATCATACGTATTCTTTATTGGACAATAACAGTCATTTCCCTTTTTGTACTCTCTGTAGGAAATCCTGCTTTTTACCAGTTCATCTGGTTCATCAAAAAAAGTTTTCATATTTTTTCTCCTTCCAACAATATTACAATATCATAAGTGCATGATTTCACTCACAAGCTAATAACAACTTGTCAATTTCAGCTATTCTTTTCAATAGTCTTTCTTTTTCCTCTTTTAGTTTCTCCCGGCTGTTTTTATTATCTTCTGCAATCTCTATTTTTATTTCTTCTGGGCTGTATGTGTCTTTTCTCTTTTCATACATTTCCCGTGGTACGTTGTTCAGCAATATTACGCTGTCCATAGCTATGTTTGTTGTCCAATTCTTAACACTTCCGCCGCTGTACACGTTGCCTTTTATTAGTGCGGCATCTTCCCCTAGCTTTGCGCCTGTATTTCTGCCATATGCAGCTGCTACGGTCTTGCCAAACATTCTTATATCGTCATGCCATTTTTCTTGGTGCTGTAAGAACGTAACTCTCAATGTTACAGTATCCACTTCTGTATCCGTATCATCGTAGCCGTATACGTCTTTAATAATTTCTCTTACAGCCGGCACGAAATCCGCATCAATTTTCCACGCGCTGCCGTTCCATATCGCACTTCTTATCTTTTTTATTTTTTGCGTAAAGCTTTTATTGTAAGGTGTATATACGTATGCTTTTTTGCCCTCAACTTTAATTTTAATATCATTCATTTTGTGTTCCCCCATTTCTATCTTATTTTTGCCGCTTTCATTAGCTTATCTAAATTTCTGTGTACGTCCACACTAAGTGGCGGTACTTTTACCAGTTCGATGTTGTTTTCGATGCAAAACTGTTCTAAAAGTGCAAGTCCTATCCCATCAAAAGCCAGACTAAAAGATGCAAATCCATTAGCGTTTATTACAAAAGACCTTAACAACATCTTTTTTTCATTTTTATCGTTAAAGTCGCGTATTAAATCATGCAGATTATCCCTATTCCATGTGTACAAATCTATGCCGTCTGTTACAATCGTTTTTTTTATTCTCATTTTTCTTTCTCTTTCTAGCTCGGATAAATCATGTGTGGAATGACACACGCTATTTGTTTTGGCATCTACAACTGTGTAGTCGTTGCCCTCTTTATTAATATAGTAGCCGTTTTTGCTTATGTCAGAAGTTTTCCACTTATAGCCCCTGTTCTCGCACTCTTTCCAGCTGACCTTATCAGCGTCTACATTATATTTCATTTTTAATTTTTCTTTATTCATTGTTTTTTTCTCCCTTTTATGTTATTTTTATTTAGGCAAGGCGGCGACCTTTCCGCCTTGCCATTCGTTTTTTTGTTGTAGGGGCTGTTTATTCAGCCCCTTTTTCTTCTGCTTTCTGCGGATATGTTAGTCCGAGAATTGCAATTAAGTTTCTGTACGCTTCCAGTTCTGTTTTCCCTTCTGCGTATTGCTGGTTTAAAAACCGTTGCATTTCCATTGCTGTCATCTCTTCCATGTCGCTCCTTTCTCCCTATCGGGTTATTGCCTTTCGACAATATTATAATATCATATGTGCGTTATTTTGTCAACACATATATGTGCGTTATTTTAGAATCTTTTCTAATTCATCTAATTTGTTTAGCACCGTATCCCGAATAAATGCCGAATTGGTTTTATCCAGTTTTAACGCTTCAATTCTTTCTTTCGTTCCTTTTGGAAATACGATATTTAGTCTATAGTTGTTTTGCTCATATTTCCTTACTGCTTCTCGCTGTTTTTTTGTGGTTTTTAATTCCATGTTTTACTTCCTTTCCTTTTTATATTTTATAACATAATAACATATGTGCGTTATATTGTCAACGTTTATATGTGCGTTATTATATTGCACAAATTCAGCCTTTTATATGTGCGTTATTTTGTCTATTATTACATATTGTTTTTTATATCTATGTGCGTTATAATAATATCATCAAATACAGGGAGGATAAAAACATGAAAAACAAATTTAATTTTGACAATATAAAATCACTCGGAGCGGCTCTCGCCGCTTCCTCGGTCAGCAATGACCTTTTAATATCATTCTTGGATAAGTTTGATTTTGAACTTATTTATAGAACGCAGGACGATACAGTCGTCTTTGATACAGGGAATACTAATTCCCTTACAATCGAGATTTACAACCTCGAAAATCCTGTTGCAAGACAGGTACAGGTTTCCTACTGGGAAGCCGGCGAGTATTTCATACTCGATACGCACCGCCTTATGTGTGCTGGGAATTAAACCCGGTACACATTGGCATAATAAAAAGCCCCGGAAGAATCCGGGGCTTTTGGTTGTATTTGTTTTTTACTCCGTTTTTGTCTACATTTTTGTAAACTCGACCAGTTCCGGTGCTCCGGTTACAAAATAGCCGTCTGCCGTCCTGTACATGGTTTTGCCGTCCACATCTAAAATGTGTGTTACCTTTTTAGTCGTAAATGTGGTTGCACCTCTTACGGCATCACTTTCCCATGCCGGACGGTTACGCACCCGGATACTGCCGGGGAAAATCCGCTTAATTTCCCCAGCGCATCTTTTCGCATGCACACCAAAAAACATATCTGTTTCGGTGTCCTGTTCTTCTGCGCTTTCTGTATAGTTCTGTGGCTTTGTATCCGGCTCATTTTCGGTTTTTTCTTCCACAGGTCTATAATCCTTTAACACTTCGCCATTTTCTGAAAATACAGCAAAGTTATTCTTTTTCGCTGCTGCTTCTGCCGCGTCCTGCTTTTTGTATTCCTTATTCGTGGCAGTGTCAAATTCTTTTCCGATATATACACTCATTTTTTATTCTCCTCTGTATGCTCGTGCTTCGTCCGAATTGTGAATATCTCTGTAGATGTCGCGATATCTGCTGTATCCCATGTAATTTTCCATGCCGTCTTCATCTGGATTTCTGCCCAGTTCTGCATTATATACACGATAGATGTACTGTCTAAGCTGATACTGTGCATACTCTTCTGATTGCTTTATATTGGCATCTACATATTCGTATAAATTGGAATCCCATGTTGCGTTGTCCGGGATTGCAGCAACATAGTTTTCCAGCCCGTCCGGGTCTGCAAGACGTCCTAACAGTTCCAGGTATGTACAGTTTACATAGTATTCTTTTTCTTCCCGGCTCATGCAGTCCGCGCTTTCTTCCGGTTCGTCTGTCGAATCGTCCGTGTCTTCTTCCGTATATCCTACCCCGAAACCTTCACAAATTCCGCGGATAATTGCATTCATCGTTTCATCAAATTTTCTTTCATAAAGTTCCATATCGTCCACATCGTCCACGAAACACGTTTCTAATAATGCGGAAGACACGCCCAGATTTTTGACCTTGTTAATTACGAGGAAATTTTCTGTCTTAACTCCGCGATTGCGGTATCCCAGTTCTTCCATGTACTCTAAAATAAGGTTTTCTGTTCCTGTTGTTGCTTCGCGCGGTGTTACATAAATTTCAGTTCCACCAATGTTGTCGTCCCCGGTTTCGTCCCCGCGCCCACTGTTCAAGTGTACTTCTATTACATAATCACAGCTCGAAAAATCGACCTGTAAGCCCAAACCTCTATTACAGTCTTTAAATGCGTTGCGCTCGTATGGATACACTACTGTATCAATGCCGCACGCTTCTAACTTCGCATCTAATGCTTTTACAATGCGGATAGTTTCGTCCGCTTCCTCGTAACCATAACCGCACGCGCCGCAATCTCCGGCGCCATGACCGCTAATTAAACCAACTTTCATGTTCTTGTCCTCTCTTTCTCTCTATTAATTGTTTTCTGTTTCTCTGTCTGCTTCTACTTCTGGGATACCTGTAATGCTCATCAGAACGGACAGCACGCCAGCAAGTACACTTGCAGACATTACATATTTCCAATCTACCTGTCCCATTGCCGCCGCTGCGCCGATTCCTGCAATCGCTGCCTGTGCCATTGTTTTAATTGCTCTTACTGCTGCCGCCTTTGCCCACTTTGTTGTGTTTACTGATACTTTAAATACTGTGTTCTTAAACATTGTTAATTGCTCCTTCCAAATCTGCGATTCTGTGATTTGCTACATTGATTTTTTCTTCGTCTACCTCTGCGCGTTTTTCTAACGCATATGTACGTTCTATAACGCTGTTATGCTTGTCTACACGCTTGGTTAATTCCTCTAACTTGTAATCTAACAAGTTGCGTGTCTGTTTTGCCTGCGAAGCATTGTTAATAACGCATACCGCAAGCGTTACCCCGGCAGATAATGCCGCAGAAATAATTACTTCCATTCTTTTCTCCTTTCTGTTTTTACTTTGTTTTTGCTTTAGCTGCTGTTATTGTATATGTTTATCACCCCGCTTTTCCTCTGTTGTTTTTTATTTTTTACTGTGCCCAACAATCTACCCAGAAGAAATTTTTTGTCGAGAAGTCTGCAGTACCACTACCGCCATAAATTGTAATATAGCCTTCTTCGTCCCAACTCCATTTCCAGCCGCCAAAATTTTCTGAATAGTTAAAATGTATATCAAAATACAAATTAATATTTTTATTGCTGCTTATTATTTGCGCCGGATTTGCGCTTGTAACCGGTACTAAAGTTTTATTGTTTTTTGTTATGTCAAATTCTGTAACTATCCCAGTTTTACATTCATCTTTCGTGCATAACAGCAGTTTATAATGTCGCATATTCATATTCCCCATGGTTATGTACTCGCCACAGTCAACAGTTTGTACTATGCTTACCGGGTTGTCACTGTAATTATTAATTGTAAATGTCGAATTTGATACAATATTCAATTTATGAGTATGCGCTTCCGGTGGATATGTAGAGGGTGTGTCTTTTATCCCAGCCCAGTTTACACTTCCTGCGCTTGCCGCATAACTAACATTAAAATTACTAGGATTATAAACATACATATCCGAACCGTTTTCACCACCCCAAAGCCATGTAGGCTGCCCGCCTTTGCCTGCCCAGTTAAACGTCATCGGGTAGCCTGCATTGCCATTCCTTCCTAAGTGTGCAGCGTTGTTTGCCGCTAGAACTGTCCCCAGCCAGTTTACAAATGTAGCTTTTGGTACATCTTTGATTGTGGCTTTTACGGTATCATCGTCACCGGTGCTGTAGCAAGCTATAGCCAAAATCTGGTCTTCGTTCAACGCGGAACCTACCCAGCCGACTTTTATTTTTTTCGATGTATCATTGTAATCTTGGACCGTTGTTGCACTTCCTGCATTGCCACCTACTGGCACCGCACCTACACTTTCCGCTGTAATATTAACATTCCCCTGCCTATACACACTTTCTGCACTACCTTTTACCCCAGTAACCGGTGTACCTGCAAGAACGTCCCACTTTCCGTCTTCTGTTTTGTATACATTTGCACCCGCCGGAATAACGTTTCCTGCACCCTCTTTAAAGTCCACAGTTGTCAAAAACTGGTCCGAAATATTGTACATATTACCGCTTTTCGTTGCTGATAACGCTGGAAGATTCACAAATGCTACTGTTCCCATCGGTCGCAATGCGCCGGACAGTGTTTCAGAAATTCCTTTTGCCTGTTCATAGTAATTTTTTGCACTGTCTGCACTGGTTTTTGCACTGCTTGCGCTATTTTTTGCTACATCTGTATTATCATTCATTACAGTTTTGTATTCTTTAAACAGCTGTTCGCGCTGTGTTTCCGCTGTCTTTCGTGCCGTTTCTTTTTCCTGTCTGTCATTCTCCGACTGCTGCCGTGCCGTTTCCTTTGCCTGCCTGTCGTCCTCTGCCTGCTGCCGTGTCGCTTCTTTTGCCTTCCTGTCGTCCTCTGCCTGCTGCCGCTGCATTTCCTTTTCCTGCCGGTTGTCCTCTGCCTGCTGCCGCTGCATTTCCTTTTCCTGCCGGTTGTCCTCTGCCTGCTGCCGTGTTGCTTCTTTTGCCTGCCTGTTGCTCTCCGACTGCTGCCGCGCCGCTTCATTTGCCTGTCTGCCGTCCTCTGCCTGCTGCCGCGCCGCTTCATTTGCCTGCCTGTCGCTCTCCGACTGCTGCCGTGCCGCTTCATTTGCCCGCCTGTTACTCTCTGCATTAACTCTATCCGTTTCCGCCTGTTTTCTCGCTTCCTCGGCAATCTTTACAGCTTCTTCTACTTTTAATACTTCTTCTTTTGTTTTAATCAAATCGTCTATGTACTTCTGTACTTTGCTTTCGAGTGCCGTCAATTCGTTGCTTGAAAGTATTGCGTTTTCATTTCGCATACTCTGCTCTATTTCGATTCCAAAAGACTGCGTTGACAAGATTAATGCGTTTTGTTCATTCCGCAGCTCTATATCTGCGTGCGCCGTTCCTGCGGCAGCCAGCGCTTGATTTGTTAATTTGATTATTACACGGTTATTTTCAATCTTGCATTCGTTGTAACAGAAATGTTTATCCGGCTTTTTAATGTTTACTATTGCGATGCAGTTATCTGGTATCGTGTATTCCGTTCCATCATCGCTCTGGATTTTTGCATACACATATCTTGTTGCTCTGTCGCCCTGCTTTGCGGATACCAGATAGTTAATTTCTTCATCTCGCAATTTAAGCGTTATTTCAGTTATCTCTTTCAATTCCGCCATCTTTGTTCTCCTTTTCGGTATTCAATACCTTTTTCGCTGCTTCCTTTGCTTTTACCAGTTCATTTTGTAATTCATCAATTTTCTGTTGCTGCTGTCTGTTAAGTTCTATATGTTCATTCAGCAGTTCCATTTTTTGCTGTAATCGCAAATCTGCCAGTACCCCGGATAAAATGCCATCTATGTCACTTGTTGTAAGTCCTAATCCTGCCATTTTTTGCACTGCGTTTAGGATTTCTCCCCTTGCACAAGCCATTTTTATATTTGTATCAATATCTGTGTTGTTCATGTTTTTTCTCCTTTTTTACCACGGTGTAGTCCAGTCTCCTGCCTCGATTATCTCGCGTGTTCCTGCGTTTATTTCAAATATTGCCACTTCTTCGCCGTTTTCTTTTGCTGCTATACGTATAACGCTTGGATATAGTCGGATTGCCGCCGACTGATTGCTTAGTATAATTGTGTCGTAGTTAATATAGCTCTGCACGTTTTCACCAGTTGCGTATCGCAGCCCTTCGGCACTTATCTCGAACGGTCCGATTCGTCCGGCAGGCATTGTTGCCTTGCCGTCTTCTCCGATTATAAAATTGCTGTTAGCCGTTACAACACCATTAAAGTTTATTTTTGCTGCTTCAATCGCTATCTGTTCCGCGGACTGGTTTATTTTGGATATTATTTCATCAGTTCCAACCTTTTTGTTTACTTCTGTCGTTATCCCATCAGCTTTTAAATTTATCGCTGCTTTCATTTCTTCGGTCGTGGAATAGTCTTTTAATTTTTCTTCATATTTCCTTGTTACACTTAAATCTATCTCGTCCGCTTTTATGTTTATTGCGGATTTCATTTCCTCTGTGGTAGAGTACTCTGTCAATTTTTCATCTGTGCGGTTGTTTGCGTTCTGCTCTGCCGTATCTGCCGCACTCTGCGCATATTCCTTTGTGCTGTTTATCTTTTCGGTTACTGTCGTTTTGGTTTCATACGTCTTCGATACGCTTAAATCTATCTCGTCAGCTTTCATGTTTATTGCGGATTTCATTTCCTCTGTGGTAGAGTACTCTGTCAGTTTTTCATCTGTGCGGTCGTTTACTTCTTGTATCTTTTCCGCTACCGCCGTTTTGGTTTCGTATGTCTTCGATACCCCTAATCGTATCTCTTCTTTAGAAGCTGTTATATGACTCTCAACTTCCTCTTTTGTATAGTATCCGTCCTGTAATGTCTTTTTGGTGCCTGCGTTTGCAATGCTTATTGCTTCCGTTTTCAGCTGGTCTTCCGCTTCTGCCTGCACCTGTGCAAATGTCTTTGTAGTGTTAGACAGTTCTATTGTGTTTTTTTTAGGTTGTTCTGGGTACTTTGTTATTTTTACTATTCTTTGTTTAAGTCTTGTCTTTTTCTTTTTTGATACCATCATCACGGTATCGCCAATTTTAAAATCCAGTACATTGCTGTATTTTTTATTCTGGCTCGCAAGGTCGATTATATCCGCTTCGTATGCGATATAAGGTTTTGCCATTTCCTCCAGCTTTGCCGTTCCATCTTCAAGCAGGCTTGTAGTATTCGTGTACCGCTCATCTTTCCACACATAAAGTTTTTTCTTTTTACTATATTTATAGTTTTCAATGTAGCTTTTTCCTAACCACTCTATACTAATATTGTCTTTTCCAAGCGGCATGAGCTGTGTATAGAAATCATACGTATCCGAATTAATAGTAAGCTTTTTAAGATTTAGTCCTTCTATAAAGTAACGTCCGCGGTCTTCGCCTATCTGTTCATAGATGTTTACAATCTTGTTAATAGTGTCGATTTTACACTCGCATCGGTATGTATTAAGACAGTCTTGTAATATCTCCCATGCTGTAACAATGTCATCACGGTCTATCGTGCGCTTTTTTGTTATTGTGCATTTTCCGACCGTCCAACCAGTGCCGTTAAATGCAAACTCTAAACACGCTCTTATCGTCTGTTCTTTGCTTGCAAAGCCATAAGGAAATGCCTGCGCTTCCAGTTCCTCTACATTAAGCTGTGCTGTGTACTCGTTGTACTGTTCTCCGCTTTTAATCGCGCGAATAACATAGATATCTTCTTTTGTTTTGATATAATATTCTTCTTTCAGCTGCTCTACATATCTGCCATTTGCCGGATATTGAAAAGTCATCTCTTTGTCGCCGCTTGCGAGTGTTTCAACGATTTTTCTATCCTTATAGCCTGTCAGTGTGCATATTCTTCTTTTTTCATCATCAAAAATCTGCATCTATATTACCTCTTTGATTTTTGTGCCTTGTTATAGCCACATTGGCTTATAACGTATTTTTACAGCGGCATCACAACTTGAAAATGTCAATTTTATATCTTTGCTTTCAAATGCCGGGAACTGCCACAGTGAAACCATGTCAAAAGCATTTATGCCGTCAATTGTAGCCGTTCCATTTTCGCCGTCTATAACAAGCGTTTTTCCTGCTTGCAAGTTTTCAACCGTTATTATGTCTGTAAGCCCTGTTATTGTGTAATTGTTTAACTGCTTCTTTGCTGTAATCTCTATTACAGCCGGGCATTTTCTGCTGCCCAGCCGTTCAAATTGGCACTCTTTTACACCGTCATACAGCAACGTTTTTTCCGTGTCGTAAAAGTAGCCTTTTAACTCTAAATCAAGTTTGTATCGGTCTTTTACTTTTAACTTTGTGTAGTCTGTCCCAGATGCAAAAGCTTTATAGTATCCCTTGTATCCGTCCACCTGTAAAATGCTGGATTGTCCAAAGTTCTCTAAAAAATCCGACATATTGCGGATTATGTTGTTCCGGTCTTTTCCTCGGAAATACAGACACAGCTTTAATGTTCCTAATGGCATATCTGTGTCAAATTCTGCCGGCAGTGCCGCACCTGTAATAATTTCATAGTTCGCGGATATGCTGGGCGGCAGTACTTCCGCAGTAAGCTGTTTTGCATTGTACTTTCGTATATCAATACCGTTTACTTTCACGTGCTTCACCGCCCCTTCCTTTTATCTTCTGCCAACTTTCCATCGACTTTGTTGTATGTTTTCCCAGCGATTTCCTCGCTATCTAAGTACGTGTAATTTTGCACAATTACATTTGTGCTGTATTCAACCGCTTTTAGCTTTTTATCCAGCATATTATTTAATTCCGTATAGAACGGCTTTAACGGTAATATTGCTTCGCCGCCCGTTTCCGGTTCTCCCCCGGCTAATAAGGTGTTGCCGTTCATTCCAAAAATCATGGAATCGTTCATAATCGCGCCGGACTTATACCAATCCACATCTAAATGTGGCACGCTCGGCGGATTTAAAGAAAAGCTTCCGTCTATGCTAAAATGCGGCATCTTTAAATGTGGAAAATGCCAGTCAAAATCGAATTTGTCTTTTATCCAATTAACTGCATCTCCAACTGCTTCTTTTGCTCTGTCCAATGGCTCCGTTATGGCATTTTTTATACTGTTCCATTTATCGCTTGCAATGGATGCGATATTTTCAAACACACCTGTTACACTATCCTTTACTGCTTCAAATTTACCTGTCACAAAGTTTTTTATTTTGTCAGCGGCACCGCCTATTGTGTCGCTAATTTTGTTCCAGATATCTGTTGCTACCGTATGTATGGCAGAGAACGCTGCCGTTATGCCAGCTTTCAGAATTTCGAATTTTGCTAAAACAAAATCTCGGATTTTGTCAACTGCGCCGCTTATTACTTCGCTGATGTTGTTCCATATTTCGCTAAAAAATGCGTGTATCGTGGAAAATACTACCATTATTCCATTTTTTAAAATCTCGAATTTTGATAAAACAAAATCTCGGATTTTGTCAACAGTGTTGCTTATTACTTCGCTGATGTTGTTCCACGTTTCAATTATGAAATCTTTGCAATTTTGCCATATGAACTGGAATGGCAGTGTTATAATTGTAAAAGCCGCTTCAAACAATGAAGCAATCGCCATAATTACAACCGTTATAACATTTTTAATCGTTTCAAACGCGGTCGAAACCGCTTCTTTACAGCCCTGCCATACTGCGCTTAAATGCTCTTTAAACTCGGTGAATTTCTCTTTTAACGCATTAACTTTTTCTGTTATGCTTTCTTTAAGCTGCGTAAATGCATTTTTTACTGCATCCCATATGCCTGTAACCGCATCCCGGAACGCTTCGCACTTATTCCACAGCAATACTATTGCTGTAACGATACCGACAATTGCTATTACTGCCAATCCCGCCGGTGACGTCGCTGCTGTGAGTGCATTTTTTAGCAGCCCCGCCGCTTTTGAACCGCCTGCCATGAACTCGTTAATTTTTCCCAATCCACTTGACAGTTTTGCTGTAGCACTTATGATTTTGGACATAGCTAAAATAGCCGGTGCTGTTGCCGCTGCGAACCCGGCAACCTTTATTATTGTGTTCTGTGTTTCCGGGCTTAAACTGGCAAACTTATCCACCAAATTACCGACCCATTCCGCGCCTTCTCTTAATTTTGGTATTAATATATTACCGATAGTGATGCCGATATCCTGCATTTTGCTTTTCAGCTCTGTAATCTGCCCCCGCAGGTTGTCCTGCATATCTTCCGCCATGTCACTTGCTGTTCCGGTGCAGTCTTGCAGTGCTGCGTTATAATCGTTAAAAGACTGCCCCGCTTCTTCGGCTTCGTCCGTCAAGCCGTTCATTACAGTTTGTAACGCCGAATACTGGTTTGTTCCTGCAATCGTCTTTGCGAGATTTGCCTGCTGTTCGTCTGTAAGGTCGTTCCATACACCGCGAATACCCGTTAAAATGTCTGAAAAGCTGTTCATGTTACCTTCGGCATCGTAGATATTTACACCGTATTTAGCAAGCTGCGTGCCGCACTCTTTTGTATTTGTTGCCAACCTCGTCATAATCGCATTTAGCGCCGTTCCGGCTTCTCCGCCTTTAACACCACTATTCGCCATTACCATAAGTGCCGCAGTCGTTTCTTCTACACTGTAGCCCATGCTGTGTGCTGTTGCTGCACAGTTTTTATACGCTTCGCCTAAATCTTCTGTTGTTGTATTGGAATTGCTCATGGCATATGCCATCTGGTCTGCAAATCCTGCTGCATCCTTTGCAGTTAGTCCGAAAGCCGTTAGATAATCTGTTACAATATCCGATGCTGTTCCTAAATCCATGGCAGATGCCGCCGCAAGATTTAAAATGCCGCCGATACCGTCAAGCATACTTTCAGTGTCCCATCCGGCTAATGCCATGTATTCAAACGCCTGCCCAGCTTCTGTCGCGCTGTATTTTGTGTTGCGCCCCCACTCCCTTGCTGCTTCGGTAAGCTTGTTTGTTTCTTCTGCCGTTGCTCCGCTCAGCGCTTTTACTTTGGACATCTGCGCTTCAAAATCCGCTGCTGTTTTCACGGATGCCGTGCCAATTCCTGCAACTGCCGCAGTTACATACATTGCTTTTTGTCCTACAGCTTGCAATGCTCCGCTTACTTTTCCGGCTTTCTGTGCGTAGCTTTCAAATCCCTGTTTTGCCATCTGCTCATTGCTATTCTTCAATTCAATTTGCATATTGGCAAGCGCCGTTTTGTTCTTTGTTACGGTTTCAGTCTGCTTTTCGAGTGCTTTCTCCGTCTGCTTTATCTGCTGTTCATTTTCCTCGAAAGCCGTTGTTGCCTGTTCCAGTTTATTTTTTAAGTTCTTTGTTTCTTCTGCATCTTCTCCGACAGCTTTTTTACTCGCGTTGTAGCTTTCGGTTGCCGCGGTTATTTTCTGTTTTAAACTTTCCTGCTGCTTTTGCTGTGCTTTTAACTGGTCTGTTAATGTTTTATGTCTGTTTTCGCAGTCTTCTGTTTTCTGCTTCTGTATATCTATTTTTGCGCTTAATTCTTCCGTTTTCGCTTTTAAAACATCGGATTGCGTGCCATGTAATTTTGCGTTTGCGGTCGTTAAAGCATAAGTTGTTGCAAGTTTCGCGGTCTTCTGTTCGTACTCGTCCATTTTGGAATTGGCAAGCTGTTCATTTACGTCCTGCAATTCCACTTTCATATTCGTTAAGTCGGCTTCTGCCTTTGTTACTGCCGCGCTCTGCGTTTTAAGACTGTTTGTTGTATTCTTTATCCTCTGTTCGTTTTTAGTGTATGCGGTTGTTGTTTCTTCCAGTTCTTTTTTTAATTTCTGTGTTTCTTCTGCATCTTCTCCGACAGCCTTAACGCTTGCATTATAGCTTTCGGTTACTGCCGCAATCTTTTCTTTTAACTTTTCCTGTTGTTCTTGTTGGTTTTTAAGTCGATTGGTAAAGGTTTCATACTGGCTTTTGCAGTCCGCTATTTTGGTCTTCTGGACTTCCATTTTTTGGGTAAGTTCTGCAACCTTAGCCTGTAACGCGTCCGACTGTGTGCCGTACAGCTTCGCATTTGCCGCCGCTAAGCTGTATTCGCTGCTCAACTGCTTCATTGCCGCTGTTGCGGCGCGCATCGCCTGTTGATATTCTGTTGTAGAAGCACCAATTTTAATAGAAGCGCCTGCCAATATGTCCACCACCTTTTTCAAAATGGTAGAGTTACGAATTTTAATAGTAGAGTTGTAGAGTTTATATTTTTATTTTTCCTTTACGGTTGCAAGTTCAAACTTTAGATGGTCTAACAGGCTTATTATTTCCGTCTGCATACATTCTGTTATAGAAGCGTTAAAGCCTTTAACGCACAGTTTTACTACCCTGTCGAGATTCTCCCGGCAAATCTGCCATACATTTTTGTTATTCTCCGGCAAATCGTTATACCCATTTTCCTCGTCATACTCGTCAAACGCGCTTTTTTCTTCTGGCACTAATTCCGGTCGCTCCGGGTTTAATTCCAAAAATTTCGGTGTAATAATATCCTGCATAACAAAATGTATAGCCTTAGCTGCTGCCAGCTGTTCCATAACGTCCGCCTGTAAAATAACGCTTTCCGGTACATCAAAAAGTATTTTTATTATCTGTGCGTTAAAAGCAAATATTTTTTCGATGTCTTCCGCCTTTTCGCCGTGTTCCATTAGTTCGGTATATCTTCGATACTGCGCCGCTGTTATTTTGCTACTGTATAGCCGTTCTTCTTCCCGCGTTTCAGATTGTAATTTGATTTCGATTTCGGGGACTGTCCCCCATTCGTAAAATTTGCTGTCAGTTTGTCCGTTCTTCGTTCTACTTCCTTGCCCACTTCCATTTCAACGGCTGCAAATTCCATAATTACATCTGTAACGCTTAATCCGCTATTATCGTCCAGCAAGTCAGCAATAGCAAACTGGTTTCCGTACACATTGCAAATGCTTTCTAACATCTGTGTAAACTGTTCACTTGTATATAAGCCGTTTTTTTCTTCTGTACTCATTACGCTGTCGCGCACTTCGATATACTTTAAGTATGTCGCAATGCTCATTTTTGGCATTACGTACTTTTTCCCTTTTACAATAATTTCTCTTTTCATTTCCGTTTACTCCTCTGTTGCTTCTGCCGGTTCCTGAACTTTGCTAAACCAGTCTTTAATTGCTGTTGCCGCGTCTGTGTGTTCTGCTAAAAGATTGCTTTCGTCTACCTGTACGGCAAAGTTGCCATCACATGCGCGCTCGTTAAACGCGCCTTTAATTGTCGCCGTCTGCGTTGTTACCTTGTCTTCCTGTGTTGCATAATTGTCATCGTAGCCCTGCCCGAATGTTCCGCAGTACAGCCACGTGAACTCATACTTATTGTTTAACTTCTTTGCTCTGTATCCGACTGCAACTTCTGGGGCTTTGTCATCCTTGTTTTTAACAAGATAGCCTTTTTCATACAGATGTCCAAAAAGTAGCGCTTTATCCTGCGGCGCAAGGCTATTGACTTCTAACTCTACATCTGTACCCTGGTAATATTCGTTTGTGTCTTCTGTTCCGTCATCGGAATAAATTTTTTCGACCGTGAATTTATCGGAAATTTTTCCGCTAATCGCTCGTGCCAGCTTAACAGGTGTATCCGTTTCATATCCTGTCGTATCGTTTTTTGTTACTTTTGCAATGTAAATATCTCGAAATGATACCGTTCTTGACCTAACTACTTTTTCAACTGCACTCATTTTCCTCATCCTCTCTTTCTTCTGTTAATGTGAACCGGGCGGCATTCGCAAATATTTTTGTGTCCGTTTCTAAATCATCGTTGCTGCCTGCAAACATAAACCCTGCCGCACACATTAGCTTTTTAATTCTCTGTTTTAATTCAACCTGGTCTTTGTCCGACCATATGTTTATCTGTATATTTCCGGCTTCGACCTCTTCCGCATCGTCTGAATGTCCCGCCGGGGCTGTCCCTAAATTCCATAACGTTATATGCAGTTCCCGGATATTGGCATCGTACCAGCCTTGTTGCACCCTGTAGCCCTCTGCTGTAAGTTCCTGCAATGCTTCTGCCGCTTTTGCGATTATATCCACCGTTTCACCGCCTTTATTATTTTAGTTTTTCATCTAAAAGTTTTTGATATTCGTTGTCTGCAATACTGCTCCAACCGCTCTCGGATTCTCTACGGGTATTTTGTAGGAAGTCCTGCGGCGGCATCCTGCTTGTCCCCCATTCTACGAATTTAAGATAAAACCAGTTACCCGCGTTTCTTTGGCTTCCGCTGCTTGAATCTCCTAAGATTTCCCAGCCGACGATTCCATGTGTTGTCGTTGCTTCGGTCGGCACATTGTCCGCCGCGTGTCCGTCCGGTCGGTATCCTTTTTTACCGCTTTTGCTGTTGTCGGTACTTCGTGGAATGTGTGCCTGCATTTTTGGCTTTGCATAATCTACAGCACGTCTAAAAATCTTTTTATTCGTCTTTCGGATTTCTTTATCATCTGCCAGTTCTTCAAGTTGTTTTATCAGCTTATCTAATCCGATGAACTCTATTGTTGTCCTCATTTTCTCGCCGCCTTTTTGTGTCAGAATCTGACACAATCAAATTACGTTATCATGTTCGCTTTTAATTGCACGGTTCTTTTATCATCCTTGTAATCGAACGCGTACAATTCGTATTTTCTGCCGCAATACTCTATATAATGTGCCTTTAAATCTTCCGTTATTTCCTGTATCTTTTTACAGTTCCTAACCTCGAATACAACCGTGTTATTTAAGCGAATTTCTAACGCTTTGTATAACTCTGCACCGTACAACTTGCCTACTTTGCACCAGCAGGAATAAAATAGAATCGGCTCTTTTTCGGTGCTTCTTCCGTTTTCTATTTCCTGCTGCCGCCGATAAATTTTAATCCGTTCGTCTGCCATATCATTATCCCAACATTTCTTTTAACAACATCGACTGTACCGCATAGCGCAATTTGCTTTCTTTTGCTTCTGTCTGCTCCCGCTTGTCGTACAATTCTTTAACGAATGTGCAAATAAGTAGGCGCTGGCGGGCTGTTAAATTTTCGCTGTCAAATTCCGGTATCAGTTCTGTCATTTCTTCAATAGCTGCATCATATATCAGCTTGATAACTTCATCATCGTCATCATAGTCGATGTGTAGCCACGCTTTCAGTTCCGCCAGTTCCATGCTTTTTCCTCTCTTATCCTGCTACTTTTTCCGTGATTTCGCCTTTGACAATTGCCGTCTTATCAAACGCTACCACGTCAAAACGGTCACGTACTTTAATGCCTGTTAAGTCTTTTGCCCAAAGGTCGCCCGCTTCGGTGCTTAATTCAATAGTAATTTTTTCGCGGTCGAATAATGTGATAGCTTCCTTCATGTCGCCCATGTATACCGGGTATTTGTAAGCTGTTACATTTTCAGAACCGTCTTTTACTTCTGTATTTTTAAGTACCTTGTTACTTACCTTTTTAACCGGATACACACCGAAAAGCATCGTTTTCGTTTTGTCCGTAACATCTGGCTGTAAAATATACTTTCCCTGTGAATCCTTTAACTTGTCCAGATAGTTATAGCCGGACTGATTTGTAATAACGACCGACGATGCCGCGATTGCCGGGTCTAATGTTACGTTGAACACATCTTTCAAGTCGTCGAATGTCTCAATAACAACTTCTTTGCCATCTGTAATGTCTTTCATTACTTTTAGAATTGCCGCGTTACGTGTTGCGCGTGACTTTTTTGCAATCCACTTATTTAAGTAGCCTAAAATGTTCTCTGCTGTATCCTGTAACAGTTCCCTTGTAGTCTTTAAGATGCCACCCTTTTTCTTAATTTCATACTTTACTGTTGTAAACTGTGGTGTATTGCCTTCTGTAAACTCTGCGCCCTCGTCTACGTCCTCCCACGGTGTAGAATCTGCATCTTTTTCCATTACGCGGCTGCCGCTCTTAGTTGTTACGTGTTCCGTATTTACGTACTGTTCTAAATCGTCCGAAGTTCTGCGCAGTTCAACGATTTTCGTTTTTACGTCTTCCGGCACAGTAAAACCGCCGTCTTCCGGTGACGTTTCTGACATTGCGTTCATGATTTTTTCATCTTTTTCCGGCATTCTAATACGTTTTAAGCCACACACAATTCGATTCACAAATGCCCCGGCAACGTCCTTAAAATCCGGCTTTTTTTCTTCGCCTGCTCTTGTCCCGCCGCCGCTTCTAATGTGGTCTTTGATTTCCTCGTCTTCCTCGTCCTCTAAGTCCATAAGCAAGTTGAATTTATCCTGCATTTCTACAAGTTCCTTTTTTGCTGCCTTGGCTTCCGGTATCTTGTTGGCTGCAATGCAGTCTTTAACTTCCTGCTTCTTGGCATTAATCTGTTCCAGTAACTTTTTTAATTCGTCATTCATGTTTTTTCTTCCTTTCTGTTCTGCTTTTTAATTTTTAAGTTCCATACAAAAACAGGTCTTCTAATATCTTGTTTTTCTCTTTTTCTGCTGCCGTTTCGACTTCTTCCGCTTCTGCATTTTGAATTTTTAAGTCTTTCGGTGTGTTTTTATACCTTGCAACTGTCTTTTCTGTCGTATATGCTGCAAGCGCTTCAACAGTGTTGTCCTGCTGTACATTAAATACTTTTGCAGCTTCTTCTGCTGTGTACCATGTTTCTGCATTAATCGCATCTGTTATCTGCTCCGCCGTTACCCCTTTACACGTTTTCGTCAAATAGATGTCTGTAATCATCTGCTGGCAACGGTTCAGATTTTCAACGATTTTTGTCATATCGTCTGCGTTTCCATACGCAAACGCAAGCGGCTTATGTATCATTAATTGCGCGCCTTTTGCAATAATAATTGTGTCGCACGCCATTAAAATGACACTTGCGATAGATGCCGCAATCCCTTCTACCATGCCAGTAATTTTTCCAGCATGTCGCTGTAAAATGTTATAAATTCCAATACCCGCGAACACATCGCCGCCACCGCTGTTGATGTGCAATGTAATGTCTGCATTAGTGTCTATAGTCCGCATAAAATCCGCTATAGACTGTGGGCATGTGTCTTCTGTGCACCACCGGTCTGCATCTGTGCTTACGATGTCGCCGTAAATATACAAATCTGTGCCGTTGTCGCTTTCCAGCGTTTCCATATAGCCAACATTTTCGATTTTTTGGCGTGTCTGCCGTGTAAATTCCATTTTAGGCATCTTCTTCATCTCCTTCCGGTTTTTCTTTTTCCGGTTCGTCCGGGTCTTCCTGCTCTATGTCTTTTTCTTCCCATACGTCTTTTTGTGGCGGTAGTTCTTCCGGCGGTTCTTTATTTCTCCCATATGCCGCGCCTACATCTGTAAGTTTTACATATGTGCCGTTTACGATAAGAACGTCCCCACCTTCCTTGTCTTCTAAGTCCAACTTTCTGCGGGCTTCGTTTACCGTTTCCATGCCATTATTTACGGCGCTTGTTAATATCTTCATCTGTGTAGCACTGTCTGTCCTCAATAGTGCCTTTTCGTTTAGCTGGAAGTATTTACCGGCTTTTATGTCTTCTTCCGGCGGAAGCTTATAGTTTACTTCTTCCTCGTATTGCTTTAAGACGAAAAGCATTGTATCTACATAAAAAGAAAGCTGTTGCATTTCGCTATTGCTGTAACTACTTTTGCTGTAGTCATTTATTTGATTCGGCTTAATGCCGAAAGCTGCGGCAATCTGCAATGCGGAATATTTTTTTAATTCGACAAACTGTGAATCCGACAATTTAACATCTAACGGCGTTAGTTTCATGCTGTCGGGTATCGGCAGCACTTTGCCGCCGTTTTCACTTCCTGCGCCGAATCTCTCTATAATTTCCCGCATTTTCTTTATTTTCGTTTCGTCTAAGCTTCCGGTGTACTGCAATGTTGCTTTTGCTGTTAATCCGTTTTTGTACAGATTATTTAAAAAGTTCTGTGCTTCAATCGCACCGTCTACCATTTCTTTTAATATGTACTGTACCGGATAGCCTGCGATTCCATCCATTGTATGTGATGTTTTAAAGTGCAGTATTTCACTGCTTTTAAAAATGTACTGCTGCCCGGAATACTTATCCGTGTACATGTACCAGATAGCATTCTCTTTTGTAAAATATCCGGCATCGTCCACAACAATCTGCACACAGTCAGACGGCAAAATCCACAATCCAGTTGTTTTAATTTTTCCGCCGAATTTTTTTCGGTCAAATACTCTTTGTATATACACGTAAGCATTACCGTAGTGATTGCGGTTTACTTCTACCGTGTTCCAAAAAATCGTTGGTGTCATGTATGGGTTAGGACGGATTCGCAGCAATCGTGATTCGTCCGTATCTTTTAATTTTTTAATGCCCTTGCTTGTCTCTTGATAATATTTCCACGGCATTTTAGCGAGTGTTTCACTCATCATTTTTAAACAGGTAAAATATGTAACATCGGCAGTCGGTTCTTTTCTTTTCCCACGCAAAAGCCCCAGCCATTCAAGCCCGCTTTCATCATCTTCGTGTTTTACCGTCCCCGGCAAAACGTTAATGTTAAACATTTGTGCAATTTTTAATCCGATTTTCTGCCGGAAGTTCATCTTTTCACCCTCTTTCTAAATGCCTAATTTGTCCATAAAGTCGAGCCAGTCCGCCGCCTGCTGCTCTGCGTTTTCTTTTGCTTCTCCGCTCATTGCCTGCGTCCATGCATCTATAATGGAATCTATAATATCAATGCGGTTTCCCGCTGTTTCTTTGTCAATCTTGATTTCTCCGAAACTATTTGTTGTTACTTTTGCGTTTGCAAGCGACCACTGCACAGAATCATTTTTTTCGTGTTCCACGTTCCCGGCTTGAATTTCAAGCCGGAAATCCTCGGTTGCATCGCCCAATGACCGCGCCGACTGTACTACCGCCAAACTGTCGCAATCCAATTCTTCCAAATCGTTTAAAAATGCAGATGCATTGTGTGGGTCATAACATATATACTGTATATTCAGCTTGTATTCTTTTATTATGTTTTTTAAGTAAGCTATAATATACTTGTAATCCGTCTTTATGCCGCCCATTGTTTCCGTTACGGTAATCCAGCCATTTTTTGTCCAAATATCGTATGGCGCCCGGTCTGTCTGCATATGCTCTTGCATACGATTTGCCGGTATGAAGCTGTGCGCGTGCACAAAATATTTTTTTGTGCCTTCCGGTGTCAAATATGGAATTACGATTGCTAAGGACGTTAAATCCCCGCCGCTGGACAAATCCAAACCGACATAACAGCACATTTCCCGAAAATCTTCGAGTGTTCGCGTGCTTTCGGATTGTATCCACCAATCAATATTTTTTATATAGACGTCTTCCGTGTACTGTATCCAGCAATTCAACTGCTTTACGATAAAATCCCTTAAATCCGCGCCACCTTTTGCCTTTGCCGCAATCGCTATAGGCTTCATGTTTTCGAGTGCTTTCGGATTATATTCAAGTGCCGGATTAGCTTTCAGCCAGTTTTCCGGCTTCCATATGTCATCCTTTTCATCGAGTTGTGCAATATACACAAATCGACTTTCATTTTCGACCGCTCCGGTTACTACCTGTTTGCAGTATTCGTATTCTGCCCGGCATGGGCTTTTTAGGTCGAATCCTGCTGTTGTAATAATGCTTATAAGTGCGGATGAAAGCATTTTTATACCGCCCTCTAGCAGTTTAAACATCTGGTCTGTTTTGTGGGCGTGGTATTCGTCCACAATTCCCAGATATGGGCGGAATCCGTCTATAGACTTTATATCTCCGCTTAATGCTTTTATTTCGCTGTTTGTCCATTTGCAGTCTATCGTTGCGTTGTGTTCATGGATTACAAAGCATTCCTTTAAATCTTCATCCGATTTGATAAATTTAACGATTTCTTTAAACACGATTTTGGCTTGGTCTGCCTTTGTTGCTGTACAGTAAATTTGTCCGTATTCAAAACCGTCAAAGTTCCCATAATATGCCGCTAAAATACCATTTAAAAATGACTTTCCATTTTGCCGCCCCAACTGTATATAGCTTGTTCGGTATCGTCTGTCATTTCCGTCTTTTGTCCGCCAGCCGTTCAGGCTGCCTAAAATAAAGCATTGGAACGGATACAGTTCTACCTTTTGCGGTTCTGTTCCTTCTGCAATTGTTAATGTTTCCGCAAAATTTAGAATCCTTTCCGATTCTTCCACAGAAAAATAGTATCGGTACGACGCCGCTTTCGATTTTTCGATGTCGTCTAAGTGTCTTTTACAAGCCGCCTTTACCAATTCCCCGGCGACTATTTTACCCGCGAGTACATCGCGGGCGTATTGTGTAGCCCTATCCTGCATTTAATCCCTTACGCGAACTTTGCAAATTTATTCTGCGGCTTTTCTTCTGCTTTGGGGACAACCAAACGGCATCGGCTCGAAATCGTTAAGCCAAAATCAGCCGCGCCCTGTCGGCACTGCTTGTAATACCTGTCTTGCAAAAGTGCAAGACGTTCAACTTCCGTGTTCACTTCTGTTTGCATTACTGTTTCGCCCTCTTGGTTTAGGTATTCTTTTTGTATCATTAGCGGCTGCCGGTTTAGTGCTTCTGTAACCTCTATATATTTTTCCTGTGCGATTACAAACCGCGCAAGACTGTCAACATCGAGGTTGGTTATCAATTCGATATTCTGTAATTCTTTTGCAATTTTTTTAAACGCTTTCTTTTGTGTTTGCGTGAGGTATGCGGGGGCTGTGACCTTATCCGCCGCCGCTTTTACTTCCGTTTTTTTTCGTTCTGCAATTTCGGCTTTTGTTAAGTGTTTTTTGCCTTTTAATGCAACCAATTCAATTGGCTGTCTTTGTCCTGCCATGTCCCGCCGTCCCCCTTTCTTACTGCATTTGTGTCAGAATCTGACACATTTTCCTTTTTCTCTTTCCCGAAAATTCCCGTGGGGAGTTTTCTCCAAACAAAAGGGTATACGCGACTTTTGTTAATTCCTTAACAACTTTTTAATACTCCCCCTGTCCAGTCACTCCTGTGTCGTTCTCGCTGTGGTATTTCTCTATTAGTCTGTAAAGTAGCTGTTGCATTGCCTTTTTGTCCGCTGTGCTGCGGTCATAGGCGGCTTCTATCCTGTTGTGTGTGTCGCTGCTTAACGGGATAAGGTTATCCGCTTCAAGTCGCTTGCTCCAGTCGTCCGCAATAGGTACAATGTGATGTACCATGTCCGCGCCTTTTATTACGTGGTCTACATAGTACGCATATATGTCTATGTAGTCGAATCGTTGCAGTGCTTCGGCTCTTGTCTTGCGCCACGCTGTACATGTGTAGAAGTCTGCCGCCTGCTTATTGCGGCGGTGCTTGTTATATTGCATATGCCGGGACTGCTGCCCCTGCTGCCGTTGTTCGCACTCCTTACACATCTTTATGCCCTGCGGTATAATTGCCCCACATCTACATTTATGCAATAGCATTTCCTGTGCCCTTTCCTGCGCTGTACAGGCATACCCCTTAAGCGCAATAAAAGACCGACAGCATACAACAATAGTTGTTGTGCTCTCGGTCTTCTTCGTAACTCTACAAGCTATATTCTATTTATATTTATACTTATTTAAAACCCTTGTTTTTTCCGCCTTTTTCCCCTTGTTTTCCCTCTGTTTTTCCCTATTTTTCTATATTTTTAATACAATTCATTATATTTTCTTACATCTTTTACAGTGCTTTTACACCATATAACTTCACTGCCATTTTCCTGTTTATCTCTTTTATCCAGTTCGCCGGGCTGTTTTTCCCACAGTTTAATTTTTCGGCGATGTCTTCCAGTGTCCTTTTATCTACATAACGCATTTTAAAGGCTTCATATTTGTACAAAAGCCCTTTTTTCGTGTATTCTTCTTTTACTTCTTCCATGGCGCGCTCGATGTTAATTATCATCATTGCTGTTTGCGCTTTGCTCTCTTTTATGCTTTTCAGTTCCGCATTTTCGCCCTTTAGTCTTTCATATTGTCTATATTTATCCGGGTTTATTTCCGTTTCTTCTGTAACAGCATTTTCTATGTACCTTTTCAATTCGCTGTATGATTCCATAAGTTGCCGCGTGTCGTTCCATGCCTTTTCTTTTTCCGTTTCTTCTTTTCCTCTTTTCATTCCTTTTTCCTTCTCCTTTTTTAATTTCAAGAAACCGCCACCTGTACAAACAGATAGCGGTTTCCCTTTTAATTATTTTCTTTTATAAACTCTGTCATGAAGTTGGTTACTGCTGCCGTTTGGCTCACTCCTGCCTTTTCACAGGCAGCGGCGAAATCGTCAGCAAGTTCCTTTTTCATTTTAAATCCTTTTGTAATTATGCCGGCTTTTTTCCGGTATCTCTCTGTTGCTTCGGTCTGTGCGTTTGGTTTACCTTTTGGCATTTTTAAACTCCTTTCTTGTCATTTTTATAGCTTGAATCAGTCCGTTCATTCCAGCTATCAATAGTATCACGCTTGTTGTTGCATTTTTGTTTGCCATAAACAGTACCCATGCAGACACTAAAAAAATTTTTGCTGTTTTTTTCATTTTTTATATAAGATGTGCTATAATAAGAAGTGTAAAAGGTCGGGCGGTTCCCCGCCCTTCCCTTTTACTTGAAAGCTTGGATTAGTTCGGATATTGCTGTTATCACTGCGGATATTGAGCCTACCCCATAAAAGATGATTTCAGCTTTTATCCGAACTATTTCTAACTTCTCCAGCTTTTTCTTCTTAGACATCTTTTTTCCTCCTTTCCTTAACTTATGTATTTATTATATCATAGGGTTACCCTTATGTCAATACCTTTTATTATTTTTTCTTTTATTTTTCAATTATTCGCTTATGTATTTAATTGTCAATGTGCTTTGTGTCTTTCATTTTTCCTTGCCCGTTCGTGGGCTTTGCTTCTTTTCCTTTTTGCTTCACTTCCTTTCTGTTCATTTACGTAAAAGGTAACGGCTCCGTGCTTGCTTCTATTGGCATAAATCCGCTGTTTTCTGTTGCCGCCGGTTCTTTCCTCTGTCCTGCATTATTACTTTCTGCTGCCTGCTTGGATTCCGCAAACTCCGCAGATTCAACAACAATATCTGTTGTATAAACTCTTTGTCCGTCCCTGTTTGTGTAGCTTCCTGTCTGGATTCTTCCCTCTATAGCAAGTTTTACCCCTTGCTGCCCGTATTTTTCGATAAACTGCCCGATTTTCCCAAATGCTACGCAACTAATAAAATCCGCTGTCTGCTGTCCTTCCTCTCTTTTTATTTTCCTGTCTACGGCAAGCGTAAACCGGGATACTGCCATTGGTTCATCCCCGTCTGTATATCGAGTTTGTGCATCCCTTGTCAGCCTGCCTATTAATATCGTTTTATTCATCTTTGTACCTCTCTTTTAATTCCTTTGCAATTTCTAACTGCCTTTTTAATATTTCCTGTTCTTCTTCCATGTAGTTCTTTTTTAATTCCACAGCTTTAGAATACTTATATACTTGCTGTAGTCTTTTGCGCTTCTGTATTAATTCCCTTTGTTCCTCGTTAATGTACGTTATTGTGTATTTTGCTTTGCAATGTGGACAGATAAAAAATATTTCTTCGATGTCCTTGCCGTTTTTGTCTTTTGCCACTACCCGGCTTTTTTTTCGGGTTTGGTGTTCTTTAATCTCTTTACTGCACTTATCGCATATTATCATTTTTGTTTTCTCCTTCTGCGACAATGAATGTTTCACAATCCCATTCATTGTGTGTTTTGCATACTCACACCTCGATTTCATCTTCTTGTGGGAATTGAAAAACACTTAGCTTTCTAGTTTTTAAAATTGTGCATCCAAGTTCATCTAATGTTAATATTTCCCTTATATCTTCGCGACTTCCTTTTGTATAAAGTTTCAAGGTTTCTAATCTCTTATACTGTTCCCTAAGCATTTCCATAGCCTTAATTGCCTTTTCTTTAGTGGAATATTCAGCCAACGCAATGTCATTAATCAAGTCTTCTACTCCTGTTAAATTACGGTTCAAAAAACAAATAGCATTTCTAAATCTCTGAATAACTACCATTTCATAAGGAACATCTATTGCTCCGTCCTGTGAAATTACTCTCATTCAAAAAACTCCTTTTCTAATAAATCTTTATTGTCAAATATGTTGCCGATAACCTCCATACAATCCTGATAATCGTAAATATGTTCCTCTTCAAATCTTCCATCTTCAAGCAATACATCAAAGTAAAAACCTGCTTCGCTTTCCTTTATACAAATATCTATTTAATGTGTCAGTTACTATGCCCTGTAAATCTTCCATTTCTTTGTCTGTGAGATTGCTCTGCTTATCACTCATTTTTTCTACCTCTCAATTCTTTCAGCTTTGCTTCTGCTGATTCCTCTGTTGAAAAATATCTTCCGTCAATATCAATATTTTCAATTTCATAAACTGTCAAATCTCTTATAGACTTACTCATTACTGCCGCATATTTCGGATTATTCTTATCAACAATGTAATACACTTCTTTGCAGGGTAATTTCAAAAGTCTGTCCTGTTCCTCTAAGTCCTCATATTCTTTTAACTTCTCCCTTAACTCAGCCATAGCCCATAAGTTACGATAGAATACAGCTAAAAGTCCTATCTGACTATCTATTTCAACTGACAGCATTTCAGACACGTATTCGTCAAATTCTTCATCTGACATATAAGATAAATCTTCTTTACACATATCTTTAATAAGTTTTCTTGCAAGTTCCCTGCTGTCGATATCTAATTCGTAGTTCCTGTATCTCGCATTACATTTTTCATCTGCATAACAGCTGTTATATGCCAATTCAAGCATATTCATATCAGATGTTGTCTTGTTACTTGTTAATCTCTCCATTTCTGCTCCTCTCTTTGCACTTTCCAGCTTTGCCGCAACCATAGATATACTGTCCTTGTGCGTTTTTTCCTAACTTTATGCGGAATAAGCATGAATCACAGTACCTTTGTAGATTATTAATGTTTATGCTCTCTGTCTTCATCTGCCGCCCTTCCTTTATTCGTCTTTAAGCCCTAATATACAATAGCCGTCCTGTAATCCTGTAAACTCTTTAAGCATGTACGTTATAAGCTTTCTGCACGTTCTGCCCGTTTCTTCTCCTGCTTCGTATTCGTGTAGTTCCAGTATCTCCCCGACTTTGTAATTTCGGTCATTCTTGCGCAGTTCAAACGTTTTTACGTTGTTCTTTACGTCTTCAAAAAATTCCTTGCCGATTTTAATATCATGTACCTTTTTTTCTTTCTCGCTCGGAAGTGTCTTTATTCTTTCCGCTTCTTCCTGTTCTTTTAATTTCCTTGCCGTTTCCCGGTCAATTTTTTCATGTTCTTCGTTGTACCGCTGTTCTGCCGTCTTCTGTGCTTCTGCTCTGTTTATATACCGGTCACAGCTTCGACATGTCCCCGTTTTAACATTGCAGCTTTCATATCGTGTACAGCTGTAGCACAGGGAAGTTATGCTTTCTGGGTGTGCATCTTCGTATTCGTCCGGGTCTTCTTCCGTTTCGTCCGGTACTTCTTCCGTTTCGTTTTGGTCTTCTTCCGTTTCGTTTGGGTCTTCTTCCTGTATTTCGATTTGCCCCGGTATCTGTTCATCGTCCGTCTGCTGCCGGTTGGCTTCCTTGGCTTCTCTAATCTCTTTAAACGTCAATCCGCTTTTCTCGTATTTTTCTAACAGGTCGTTTTGTTCTTCCTCTGTCATGCCGCTAAGTTCGTAAGCGGCGGAAAATGTCAATCTTCCCTCTTTTAGTTCTTCCGTAAATTGGGGGATAAGGCGCTTGTTAATGCTTTCTATCTGCGCAATTTTGGTTGTCGGCATTTTTAACATATCCGCTATTATGTCCCGCAGTCTTCCGCTATCCAGCTTGTACCCCTGTAAAGTCAAGCCGTCTTTTTTCATTTTTTGTAAGGTTTCTTTCAATCGCTGTTCTTCTTCCAATATATCTTTTGCAGTTTTATTGCGGTATGTATTCGCAATAATAAGTTGCACGATTTCCTCGTTTTCTTCTGCCGGTGTTTTTACTTGGCAGGAAACGAACTCAAATTCTTTGTGTCCCTGCTCCGTTAAAAGTTTTAACGCTCTCCACCGTCTTTCCCCGGCAATAAGTCGATAATCCCCGGATTCGCTCGGCGCGTATACTACTGTTAAATTTTCTAATAATCCTACCGCGTAAATATCTTGTGCAAGCTGTTCTATATCCGGCATACTATAGAAATTCTTTGCATTGCTGTATATTTTATTAATGCTTATATCCTTTACCCTAAATCTTGCTTTTGGTGTGTTGTCTACTGCTGCCGCCTGCGTGTTCTTATTAAGTGCGTCTATTACATTCCATGCCATATCCTTATCTCCTCTCACTACTCCGTAAATTCTATTACAATTTCTTTCAATTCTTCCGCTGTCAGGCTTTTTATATCTTCGTCCTGTTGTTGTATTAATTCCCTTACTTTTTGCCTACTTACGTATATCTTCATCGTTTTTATTGCATTTGTAACCGCTTTTCTAATTTGCTTGTCGGTTTTTATGCTTTCATCTTCGTCTATCTCTTTAAATATTCTTTCCGCTTCTCTCTTATCTATCGTGTATAGAGTTTTCAGCTTGCGTTGGACGGCGGTCTTGCTTTTTTCTTTTGTGTGTCTTGCCTGCTCTATTTCCTGTTTCATCTGCTCGTATTCTTGCAGGCTTATAGTCACCAGCGGCGGCATATTGTTCATGTTCATTTTTTACATCCCCTTTTTATATTTCTTTTAAAAGTTCTTCCGTCACTGCTCTATAGTCCTGTGTTGCTATGCAGTTCTTCGCAAATGCAGGAAGTGGCACATGTGCGATTGTAGATTTTTCCGCAACTACAGACCGCCGCACTGCCGTAGAAAAACAATTAAATTCTGCTGCCGCCCATTCCTTTACCTGTGCAGTCGTTTTATTTTTCTGTTGCATAGTCAACAGCACTTTTGTTTTAATATCCGGGTTTAACGCTCGTAATGTTTTTATCTGTTCATTCGTGTTTAATGCCGCTTCTACTTCGAACCCGCCGACCTTAACCGGTTCGATTAGCATATCCGCCGCGGTCAATACGTTTGTTACAGTCATGTCCATTAAAAGCCCACAATCCACAATACAATAGTCATATGCGTTCTGTGCTTCTTCCATAGCCACCGTGAACCGTGTAACTTGGTTCTGCTGCTCTGTCAACATTAGATTCATGTTTGTCCGCATCAAATAGCCGTTTGCCGGGATAATGTCGATGTTGTTATACGGTGTCGTCTGTATCAAGTCCGCTGTCGAATATGCTCCGCCGGTTGTTCTATGATTTTCTAACAGTTCCGCCATTCCCTGCCCTTCCTCATCGTACCGACTATACAGCATGGATATATTGCCTTGCTGGTCCGCATCGCAAATCAATACACGTTTGTCATGCTCCTCTCCTAACAGATATGCAATTGCTGCGGCGGTCATTGTTTTTCCGATTCCGCCTTTTTGGTTCATTACTGCTATTATTTTCATGTGTTTATCCTCGCTTTCTTCCCTTTGTTTCACGCTGTTCTAATTATCATTTCGTAGCTTTTCAGTTCTTCCAGTGCTCGTTTGTAGCACGTTGTTTCGTCTGCTTCCTGCACGTCCAGAACCAATATTCTGCCGTTTAACGCTTCTTTGTAGACTTTTATAGTTGTTTCGCGATTAATGCCGCTTATGCAGCGCAGGCGCAGATTGTAATATTTGCGCATTTCGTTGTATTTGCGGTAGAACGCACGCATTGCAATTTTATAGTCCTGTTCTTCACTACCCATTTTATTTTCCCTTTCTCTGCCTTGTCTGTTTCAGTTCTCCGTTTTTTATAACGCTGTTGTTCGGCATCGTCATCTGCTGCCGTGCCGTTCCGTCTTCTTTGTTTCCCGGCGCGCATAACTGCAAATACTCCCGCAGGATATTAACCGCATCTGTTGCTGTGTAACAGGTTGCCGTATAGTGTCCAGCTGCCGCCATATCATACAAAAATTCTTTCTGTGCCTGTGTCCGTGTACCGTCCCCGAACTTCATTTCGATGTACAGCCCGCAGTATTGCCCTTTTGGGTATGGCAGGCACAAATCTGAAACCCCAGCTTTTACTCCCATTTGTTTCAGTTTTACCGCTTCAACTTGGTTTCTGCTGCCGCCGTTTGGCACATGGTGCAGCCATTTTAATTCGTGATACTGGCGCATGTGCCAGCGTGCCCATTCAACAACGTTTATCTGTTCCGTATCTTCGGAACGCTTCGCATATCTTACATTCATGCTCTTGTCCTCTCTTTCTTCTCTTTCTTTGATTTACTTCTGTCCCATATTTTTCATTCAACATTGTATTGGTGATGGTTTGGCTTCCTGTGTTACCGGCTTGTACATTCTCGCGTAGATATAAAATCGGCGGTTTATGTCGTTGTAACGGATTTCATACTCGCTTAGTTTGTAGCCGTCCTTTTTGTACCATTTATTTAATTTGTCTTCGATGTTCGCTCTACCGGTAACTATTTCGTTTATGTCCTTCTGTTTAAATTTATAATGGTTTTTCTTAATGTTTGGCTTTTTAAGTCCTTTGCTCGCGCTCCATGTCTTTTGGTATTTTCCTTTTTTCTCTTTGGGTTTAGTTATGTACTTAGACAACCCAACAAGTCCATTTTCGTCTTTGTGCAGGCGGCGGACTTGGTTTCTTCTGCCTTTCTGCCATATCCTCTCTACATCGTCCATTGCCATATCGCCGTCCAATACGATGTGATGATGCCATCTTCCTTTTGCGCCGCACTCCGTTACATACACATAACGCAGATTCGGCAAGCCGTCTTTTTTTCTTTTAGTGTTTAGACGGCGGATATAGTTCTTTATATCCTTTTTTGCCTGTTCCATGGTTTCCGGGCTGTATTCGTCTGTGTAATTTAAGGTTGCCCAGATGTCGTCGTTGTCAAAATTTGCAATTATAGTACGCTCACACATTTTGCGGCTGTTCTTTTCGTTAAGATTGTGCTGCGCCCGTCTTTGCCGCTCAATCTGCAACTTTGTCTTTACGCTTTTATATTCATGTGGTTTAAATTCGGGATATACTTCCACTTCAAGCTGTTCAGCCGCTTTTATTTCTTTTGTCGCATATATAGACTTTATTGCTCCCTGTTTCCACAACCTTTCGATATTAGATTCTTGCACGTCTTTAAGAGCCTTATCAAAAATTGCTTCATAATCGTAATCTATATATACTTTCTTTCTCTTTCTTTTTGTGTCCATACTTCTGCCCGCCTGCTATGTATTTTAGATATTTTAAAAAATTACATCGTTGACTTGTTACTATCCATTACAAGCCCGAAAAAACGTTTTTCAGCCCAGCGCAGTATTGACACTTTTATAAATGTGCGATATACTAATGCTGTACTTATTCAGTTACCTTGTAATACAAGGCAACAACCCAGAAGGCATTCGGACTTTTTATATCCGAATGCCTTTCTCCTTTTTACGACACCTTTTCGATGGTGTCTTTCTTTTTTAGTCCCTTGTATTCAACTTTTACACCATTGTCCCTCTGGCTAAGGATAAGGGCGATTGCTCTATATGCCTTTTCCGGGTTTGGTTTGTTTTCCGGGTTGTTTGGGTTTCTGTATTCTTTTAATTCTGTTTTCATATGTTTTGCTCCCTTCTTCATTTCGTGTATATGTACACGTATTTAATTAGTCTGTACGCTCTCTCAAGCTGCTGTGGTGTCATTCTGCTCAATATTCTGTACGCTTTGTAAATTCTAAATGCCATATTTTGTTCTCCTCTCGCTGTTACGTACATTTTGTTTATGAACATTCTGTACGTTTAATTTAATCCAATAATAACGTACAATCTGTTCATAGTCAAGTTTTTTTAGGAGGATTGCAAAATGTTTAATAATAGGCTTCACGATTTGCGTGTCTACCGTGGCTTTACTCAACAATTTATGGCGGATTCTATTGGTGTTCAATTGCGTGCTTACCAATTCTATGAAAGTGGCGACCGTTCACCATCTTTGGATACTCTTGTTAAAATTGCCGATGTTCTGAAAGTTCCTACCGACTATCTACTTTGTCGTGATGATTTTCTTCATTCTCTCGGAGTATCCGTTGATGTATGTTTAAAAGGTCTTCAAGCGAATCCCAAATAATGAAGTCGCCTGTCCGTTCCCCGGCTTCAATCATCTGGTAATATCTCAATCCGATATTTAGCTTATCCGCAACTTCCTGTTGTGTCATGCCCGCCGCTTGGCGGGCTTCTTTTAAGTTCTTGCGCATCCTTTACGCTCCTTTGTTTGTTGTTTTGTCTGCTGCTTGGAATACCGATATATTGTATACGTTCATCCCTCTGCCGTCTGCGAATCCATACTCCCTATTTGCTCCGCGCGAATCTTTCCAGTTGTCCAGCATAACAATACAGTCTGCATAGTCCAGCAATTCCATACACAGATTCATGCACTGGTCGTATGTTAATACATCTTCTAACGGCTTTAACACTTTTGCAGGATTTATTACATTAAACCCGCAAGCCTTTATTTTCTGCTCTGCTTCTTCAAATTGCTGCATATAATTTTCGTTTCCCGTTACCGGTCTCGAAATGTATGCCCTTGTTTTTTCTTCTTTCATATTTGTCTGTCCGTCTTTCTTTTCTATGCAATTACCGTAATTTCTTTGTCTGTGCGATTATAGTAAAATACGTTGTCTGTGCAACGCATATTGTTTGCATCTTTGTGTTTGCTAAGTATTTCTCTATAGCCACTGTCGCAAATGCTTTTTAATCCTTCCGCATCGTTTCCGGTCGCCCGTGATGCAATCGCTTCATCTTTTGTCGGAAATATTATTATCAAATCATCGTTTATCTGGTCGGCTATATCTGCCAGTACATTTTTATCCAGCCCGAACAATGCGCCATCATTCCCCCACTTTGACGTTATTATGTAAAAATCTTCTTTCATTCCGAACTGCCATTCTTTTTTCCGCATTGCTGCCATAGCTTCCGCGATTTCCTGCGGTGCTCCGTGCTTTTTCAATTCGTATATCGCCTGTTTTTCGATAAAATCCGCGCTTGCCGTAAACTGCGGTTCTAAAATCCGGGTGGTGTTCTTCTGCCCTGCTTCGTACAGGTCAGATTCTGTCATTTTCAGCATTTTCATAACTTCATTTGTCACTTCAACGCCTGCCTGTTTTTCATCGTCGGTGTGCAATACAAGTCTGTACACCATTGCCATGCCGTAATATTCCCGGTACGGTCTATCTTTTAACATGGCATCGTCAAGGCTCGTAAGATAGTATATTGTGTTGTCCTGCGGCTTTGCTGCTTTAAAAAATTCTTTAAGAGTTGTGTTTTTGTCCGTTATCATTTCAAAAATTTTGTTTTTTGTCGCTTTTTCTGCTTCGATATACTGCTCTGTCATTTCGTCTACAAGTGTTTCAAAATCCACGTCAGTATTTTCATATACTCTATATGCTTCATAGAGATTTGCCGCCGGAGAAATTCTCCTTTTATTCGCCTGTCGCGGCGGTGCAACTGTGAATCTGTCGTTTTTTATCGTATCGCCATTGATTACCATAGCTGTATAATCCGCGTATTCTGACGGCAGTTTTTTCTTTACTTCTTCGCATATTCTTGTCTTAAATTCGTTGTACTTCATTTTCATAGCTTTGTACCTCTCTTTGTTTTTTATTAAGCGCGCTAATCGGGACAACCGGAATCGAACCGGTTTTCAAAAGGGCGGGTGTTGCGCGAGGGGGAGAGTTGCAACATTCCTTTTGGTTTTACCTTTAAACTAATCCCGTGAGCCGCATAACAGTGGTAACACAGCACCGTTATGCGCTGTTGCGATTCTTTTATTTTGGCGGTGGTAGCTGTCTAGATATCTTTTTTCATCGCCAAAATGGGGGAACTACCGCAACGAAACCCGAAACCCGGCGCAACGTTTGACCGCTACGCGGGTACTGAATACATTTACTTTTATCTACTTTACTTTATTTACTTTTTGTTTAAATTTATTTATTTTTGTTGTTTTTTTGTTGTGTTTGCTCCTTTTTTCTTTTTTATTTGCTATAATCTGCTGCCTTATTGATTACTTTCTGCGGTACATCGTGAACTGGTCGCACCGCATACGTTTCTCGTTTGGTGCTACTCTTTCGTAGCCGGGAACTGGTAACATTGCCGCTACTTCTTCCGGGTAAGCCTGTGCGGCAATAATGCTGCCGATGATAACAAGGGTTTTACCGGTTGTGCCATACTGCTCTGCAAAATCTTTTTTAATTTCTGCGATGATATACAATCCTTCTGTTGTAGGGTCGAAACTTGGTTCTGTATAGATTCCACCCCAGTAAACTTGTGTTGTGCTGGCATTAATTAATTTGTCCGGGTTATTTTCCACCGTTACAAGTTTACCGTCCGTATCCTGCATTACGATGTTATGTGGTGTAGTGTTTGCAATTACGATTCCATTTTTAAATTCCATGAATTTTGTCATGTCTTTTACCTCTTTCTTAATCTTTTCTCTGTTTTTTCATGTCGTTCCGCCCCGATTGCATCAAGTGCCTTTTCGGTCTGTTCTGTCGCTTCTTCGGCAAGTATTTTCCTTACGACAGTTAGACTAATTCCCAGTGCTGCCGCAATCTGCGGCGCTGTGTACTTGGCTTTATGCAGCCGTTTTATTTTCTCGCCTTCCATTTTGTCCCTTTCGTTTGCCTTTTACGACTTTAAAAGCCACAAACAAGCACATCATAATTGTTGCAAGCAATTTAATGTGCTTGTTTTCTTTTTTCAGTTCTTCTATCTGGCTTCGTCTTCTTCCTGCGGTTTCTGTCATTGTTCTTCGCAACCATACAGCATCATTTCTCAATGCTCTTATGTCATTAATCATCAGCTGCTCCAGTTCATTTTTTCCGTCTTCTATTTCAAGCGTATGATATTGGTATGGTATATTCCCGTCTAACCAATATTTTTCAGAAAAATCCTGTAGTGCTTTCGGTTCGTCCGAAAGCGGTCTTTTACTTAGCATTTTTAATTTTAATTTAGTGCCGTTTTCTTTTTCGTCTGTCATTTTTTCACCGTCCTTTTTTTAAAACGTTCTTTTTGCGGCGACTTCTTTTAAGATGCCCGCCACATCTTCTAAGATTGCTGTTGCTTTTGCCGTGGTAAGTGGCTTTATCTCAAGCAAATCCGTTATTATCTTTTTTGTCACTGTCCTTGCTTCTTTATCTTGATAAAAAATGAAATTCCCGCGTATTATTCGCGGATTCTTTTCACAAAGTTCAAGAATCCGTTTTCTTGCTTCCGGGTCCACTTCCTCGGCTTCTGCTGCCTGTTTGCCCTGCTCCGGTTCTTCGCTTGGTGTTGTTTCGTCTGGTTCTTCATCAAGTTTTTTCAATTCCTCTCTCAACCCGATAATAATGCTGTCATCAAGTTCATTAATCACTTTAGTTGCCCTATCCGGGTGTCCTGCGATGTGCAATCTTTCCGCTTCCTGCTCTATCTTTGTTCTTCTCTTTTCCTCATCAAAAAGGCAGTTTAAGAGAATCACTCTTCTTATTTCCTTTTCCCGCTTTGTCATTTTTTTGTTCTTCGTCATCGGATTCACCTTCTTTCTTTTCCTTTAACTATGCCGATTTATTAATCTGCTGTGCCATCGTCATGCCAATCATGACGTTTTTAACCGCTTCCTGGTTCTCTTTTGTCAGCTGTGTTACCAGCTGTACAAATTCTTTTACATCTTTCTTTTTTACGTCCAGTTTTCCTTCCATGCTCTTTTCACTTCCTTTCTTTTACTGGGCGGCTTATCCGCCGCCCTTATGGCTTACGGCTTACAGCGTTTCAATAAACTCTGTAGCCGTCTTAATTGTTTTGATAATGAATTTATTTATATATTCCGGGGCTTGCGCCCCGGTCTTTTATGCTTCTACTGTCTGACTTCCTGCGATGAACACCTCTCTGCCGTCCCAGTTGCAAAGCTTTGCTGTCTTTGCTTCGCTCCGTCTTTCGTTTGGCTTTCCTGCGTGTTGTACAGCTACGTATGTAACTGTTTTTGCTGTTCTCTTTACAACCTCAAATACAACTGCGTTTTCTCCGTATCTCTTACCCTGTTCAAATGTTCTCATGTTGTTGCTCCTCTCTGTTTTATTGCTCTCTGTTTTCTACTCTGTAGACATTATAATCTACATTGTAGAACTTGTCAATACTTTTTTGTCTACTCTGCAAACTTTTTTATTGACTAGCTATTTTGCGCATGTTATATTAATAAATGAATTAATACGAAAAGAGGTGATTATGCAAATGACACAAGGCGAGCGTGTAAAAGAGATACGCAAGTCGTTAGGGCTTACGCTTGAAAAATTCGGTGAAAAACTGGGAGTTAAAAAAGGGGCTATATCTGCCATTGAAAATAATAATCGTAATTTGACCGAACAAATGGCAAAATCCATCTGTCGTGAATATAACGTAAATTACGATTTTTTGACGTATGGTGACGGTGAAATGTTTGACGATTTGCCGCAGACGGTGATTGATGAATTATGTGCGCAATACAATTTGAGCGATTCCGAAAAGGCAATTATTGAAATGTATGTATCATTGCCGGAAGATTTCCGGCAGCTTTTAAAGGAAAGAACAACAGAATTGTTGCATAAGCAAGGTTGGACGAAAACAGAATAATAAAAGCCGGGTGCTCCTCTTATTTGAGTGTCCCGGCTTTTTGCTTTTATTGCTGTTTTTTTCATAACAAACGCGGGTTATTTTACATTTTTCTACATTTTAATACAAAAATCCCCTTGTTTAGGTTTTTTATGTCATCATATCCAATTTTCATGATATAATCAAATCGGGAATTGTTTAAATATTTTAAACAGGGAGGATTTAATATGCATTATGACTTTGTAGCAATTGACTTTGAAACGGCAACACCCGAAATGAATAGTGCGTGTGCTGTCGGCATCGTATGTGTGGACAATTTTGAAATTGTTCAAAAAGATTATTTTTTAATTCAGCCGCCCGGCAATGAATATTCACCGTACAACACCGAAATTCATGGGCTTACTTCGGAGGATACGAAAAATGCCCCGCAATTCGATTCTATATGGAATCAAATTGCATATCTGTTTGACGGCAGTGCCATCATAGTTGCACACAATGCCCGCTTTGATATGTCTGTATTAAAAGCTTGTTTTGATACATACTCAATCGTTCCACCGGATTTCACTTATATAGACAGCATAGCAATTACCAACCGGCAAATCAGTGACAAGAACATTTCTGGTTCTCTTGAAGCGCGGGCGCAATATTTTAATGTTCCATTAGAAGAACACCATAATGCACTTTGTGATGCTGTTGTTTGCGCTAAAATTTGCATTGCGGCTGTGCGAATGACGAACAGACATTCGTTACACACTTACTGTTTTACTTATCGTACCAGAACTATGCACCAGTTTTCTGAATTAAAACCAATGTTGCGATTTAACCGCCCTCATTATATGGATTATAACGAAAAAGATATTAAAGCGGCTGACTGTGCTGTTAATGAAAGCAATCCGCTATATGGTAAAAATGTCGTTTTTACCGGTGAATTTTCTACAATGACACGAAATGCCGCGGCACAAAAAGTAATTGATGCCGGTGGTTTTGTTAAAAATGGAGTTAATAAAAAAACTGACTATTTATTTATTGGTGTGCAAGATTCTAATGTTGTTGGTGAAGCCGGGCATAGTACAAAAGAGCGCCGAGCAAGTGAATTAATTGCGAGCGGTGCGGATATTAAAATATTTAACGAAAAGGACTTTTTAAATATGCTATATAATAAAGGTCAATAA